GTGTTCCTAGTCGATGAGGCTGGCGCATTGCGTGATAACTATCCCATACAGGCGATGGAATCATCACAAATGAACATTAAAAACAGAACCGGTATTTTGATTAGTACCGCGTACCCAACGTTGTCTAACCCTATGACTGAACAAGTCGGATTTGTGGAAGACATATTAGAGGGTAAGAAAGAGAACGATAAGGTCTTTGGTCTTATTTACAAGCCTGACTTTCCTAACGATTGGAAAGAAAGCGATGATGAATTATTGAAAGCTAATCCATTAGCAGTTGGCAATCCATCATTGTTCAACTATTTAATTGAAAAGCGCTCAAACGCGATTGACATGGATAGTGAACGAGGTAACTTCTTAACTAAGCACATGAACATCTTTATTAACGGTGGAATTGTTGATACTTACGTCACAGAAGAAGAGATGGAAGGCATTCAAGTTCCAGAGGGAACGATTGATTGGACTGGAAAAGATGTCATGCTTGGTCTTGATTTGTCTCACTCAGACGATAACACAGCTGTTTCTATGGTTCATTACGATAGAGATTCAGAGCTGTTGTTGGTTAAGACGTGGATTTTTTATCCCCAGTTAAAAGAAGCTGATAAGTTTAAAACAGAGGGTCTTAATTATGAAGAGGCATCGGAATTAGGTATTGCGATTCCATCTGGCGGTATGAACATTGATTACAACCAAATAGAGGAATTCATTCTCTCGATTGAGGATGCCTATGACGTAAACATTTTAGCTATTGGTTACGATAAGTATTCTGCACCAGCGATGGTTGTTAGGCTTGCTAAGGATTACAATATGGCGGTCATCAATCAAGGTGCAACAGGAACCTATCTAGCAGCCAAGTTTATAAGAGAAAAGATTTTAGATAAAGACTTACATTACGAAGATGATTTCATGCTCACAGCTAACTTCTTGAACGCTAAGAAGAAGACTGGTGAACAAATGGATTATCGACTAAGTAAAAAAGATTCAACAGGAAAGATTGATGCTGTAGCGGCAACAGTCGATGCTACAGCATTATGGCTTGATGAAATGACAGCAGATGCTGGTGGTGAACCAGACGTGTTCATGATTTAAAATAGGAAAGGAGTATTCTAAATACATGGGACTTTTTGATAAAAGCAATCCTCTATTTGGTGGATTAAGCCGTCCAAAGGATAAGACCAAAAACGCCCAAGTGGCGAATCAACAAGTTGGTTCAGCAACAGGAGTCGCGATGGTACAAGGATATGTATCAGGTCGTAAGGCTCTAACTGAAAAAGAGATTCTATCAATCCCTGCGGCAAGTGCATCTATTGATATTATCTCTAATGCCGTGTCTAACTTACCACTTAAGTTGGTAAGAAATGTTGACACAAAAGAAGGTAAGGAATATATCGAAGATTACAGAACCGATATGTTAAATGAACATCCTAACCATACATTAAATGGCGCTAATTTTAAGAAACGAATGATTAAAGATTTGCTGTTGTTCGGGTCATCAAAAAATTACGTAAAGTACAATAATGATGGAACGATTGCCGGAATCTATCCACTAGATATGGAAAAGATTACGACAACCGTATACAGTGATAACGGATATGAATTCTACGGAATTGATACTCTTATGACCGAAGAAGGAACGACAGATTTTTACGATGAACTATTGTTTACTGTATTGAAAGATACTAACGATGGAATTATCGGACGTGGAGTTATTGAAGGTAATGAAGATACGTTTATTTTAGCTATGAAACAAGCTGAGTACGAGGGAAACCTTGTAGGTAATGGCGCAATGCCAACAGGAATGTTGACTTACGACAAGCAAAGTATTAAAGATTCAATCTTACAACGCCTTTCAGAAAACTTCAATAAGCTATATTCAGGGTCTAAGAACGTTGGTAAAACAATCGTTGTTGGTGGAGACATGAAGTATCAAGCTCTATCTCTTAACCCTGATAACTTGCAGTTGACATCAAGTAAAAAGAGTGTTATATCAGATATTGCTAGAATATTCAATATACCTGAGTCAATGATTAATGCTGATGCAAACAAATATGACTCAACAGAACAAAACAACTTGTGGTTCTTGACTTACACGTTGTCGCCAATCCTGAACTCGATTGAAATTTCTCTAAACAGTAATTTTTTAACACTTGATGAACGGAAAAGCGGATTTGAATTCAAGTTTGATACATCAAGTGTTAGCCGTATCACGCCTACTGAATTACAGAAGAATGTCCTTGACTTATTTGATAAGGGTGTTATTTCAAACGTAACAGCAATGCGCGAAAATGGACAAATAGTCCCACCTGATTTGATAGAGTATTTCAAGCTATCAACAGGAACGGTCATGTTAAGACCTGATAATGGTAATATCATTAACCCTAACATGGGTCAAATAATGAATTATGAAACAGGCTCGATTCTTGGACAAGGTTATGATGGTGGTGGTGAAACATTAGATGCACCACAAAACAATGCCGATAAAGGAGAATCTAATGACAAAACAGAAGACGAAAATGGAGATTAGGTCATTACCAATTTCGTTGAATTCAGTTTCAAATGATGGAAAGTTGAATGTTTCAGGTCTTGTGAACGGTGCTGGTAGTATTTCAGAAATACTACAAAACCCAATCAACGGAAAACAGTTCCGAGAGACAATTGCAAAAGGTGTTTTCGCTAGAGCAATTAGTAACTCAGACAGAATCGACTTTCTCTCAATGCACGACAAGGATTTAATCTTATCAACAACCGATAACGATTCCTTGGAATTGCGTGAGACTGACAACGGACTTGAAATGAACGCCTCAATTACAGGAACATCGTGGGGTAAGGATACCTTTCAACTCATTAAAGACGGTATTATCAAAGGCATGTCCTTCGGTATGCGTGTTCTCAACGACACTTGGAGTATTGCATCAGACAATATCCCAATGAGAACCATCAACGACATTGAGTTGTTTGAGGTTAGTGCAGTAAGAAATCCTGCTTACACAAGTTCTGAAATTGAGGCGAGAGATGTTGATGTCATTATTGACGTTGAGATTCCTAATAACATCGAGGAAAGGAGAGATATTTTGGAAGAAACAAAAGAACCAGAAGTTCGCGAAGAAGAAGTTATTGAAGACCGTGACGATGAAGTTGCGGTTGACCAAGACCCAGAAGTTCGTGAAGATGATGATGAGGAAGAACGAAGTGAAGAAGAGCATGAAGATGTAACAGATGAACCTGTTACTGAAACACTCCACACTGACGAACCAATTGTCACTGATACCGAAGAAAAGCAAGATGACGAGGTTGATGTTATTACAGCATCAGAAGTACGCAATATTGAAAATTCATTGAAAAGTGAAATTACAGAATTACGTGCAATCGTAGATTCATTAAAAACAACAATTAATTATAAAGAAGAAGTGCGTAGCGTACGTATATCAGAGAATCGTTTGTTCTTTGAGGCACGTTAATACGTATTTTTTATTTTTAGAAAAGGATATTTATCAATATGAAATCATTAAAGGAACTTGAAGATAAGCGTGCAAGTTTAGTAGAACAAGGAAAAGCCTTGTTAGCTGATGAAACACGTGATTTGGATGCCGATGAAGATGCCAAGGTTGCTGCTTTAGCTGATGAAGTACGTAGCATTGAGGCTGAAATTGAAGCCGAAAAGTCAAAGCGCACAGCCGATGCAATCGTTGAAACACGTGAAGCAACAGCACTACAAAAGAAAACAGGAGAAGCAGGAATGCCAACTAAAGAAGCAGAATATCGCGCATTGAACATGGCGATTAAAGGACAAACAGATTCACAAGAATTCCGTGATTTGGAAATCACATTAGGAAACAACACAGCAGGTACAGCAGGTAACGGTGGTGTTACAGTACCATTGACTGTTCAAGCAGATGTTATTCAAAAGGCATCAGATGCTGCCCCAGTCTTCGGATTGGCTCGTAAGGTTGCATCAAACAACGGTTTCTACCGTTTCCCTCGTAAGACGACTAACGGCAAGGCTGGCTTTGCTAAAGAATTGGATAAGCTTTCAGAGACTTCTCCAACTCTTGAATACGTTGACTTAGGTCAAAAGCGTGTCGGCGCTTACACACAAGTATCAGATATGATTTTGAACGATTCTGCCATTGATGTTATTGGCGAATCAATGAATGACTTGACTTCTGACTTGGGACGTTCATTGGAAGCATCAATCTTGCTTGGTAAGGGTGGTTTGGAATTCAACGGTGTCGCAGGCAATGTTGACAAGAAAAACGTATTCCAATTAGTAGACCCATTGAACCCAACTGTCGAAGAAATGCTTGACATTATCTTGACATTGAAGTCATTCTACTACGCAGGTGCAGTGTTCGTTGTATCACCAGCCGTTAAGGCAGCTATCACAAAGTTGAAAGATGGTGACGGACAATACTTGTACTTCCGTGGAGACACAACTACACAATGGCAATCAACTTTCGGTGGCTACCCAGTTTACGTTTCAGACCAACTGGAAGGCGCTGACAACCAATTATTCTTCGGTAACTTTACTAAGGGTTACGGAATGGTAATCAAGAACGGTATCAACATGAATATTGTTGGTAACGACACTCAATCTGTATTGAGCGGCATCAAGACATTGGCTATCTCTGCTTACATGGATGGTGCGGTTATCGACCCATTTGCTTTCGTTACGACAGCAAAAAAAGCGTAACCCCAGCGGCTAAAAGCACACAGTCAACAACAACGACTGACGAGGATGCTCCTGTAGACGGTAAGTAATCCTAGTTCGTTGGGTTAAGAACGACATATATGTGTCCGAATGGGGTGAGAAGCCCATTAAAATTAAAAGGAAAAAGGTATTTAATTCATGGCAACTCAGGGTATTGAATCCGTTAAGATTGCTTTAATCGACAAGAAAACTAATGAAGTTTTGACTGGATTGAAAGGAATCTTCAACGATGCCTCAGACACAAAGGGATTATTCACAATTGACGAAACTACTTCTTATGGTGTTGTTTCTCTTAACTTGACAGGGCTTGCAGGGTCATTCACTGACATCTATGGTTCTAACAAGATTGTTCATATCGCCCAAGGTAAGGCATCTCCACAAGCTGTACTAACAGTAAACGCACTTCCTAACGCTATTCTCGCTCGTATTTTGGGTCGTGATGCAGATGGTAAGGGTGGATTTGCTTTAGGGAAAAAGACAGATTCATACTTAGCTATCTTAGCTGAGTCACGTGAATCTTTCGATGACATCCCAGTTTATACTTCACTATATAAAGTTATCGCTCAGCAAACTGCATCTAACATGCAGACAAACAACGCAGCAGAAAACCGTGCGCAAGATGCTATTACGTTCAAGGCTTTGGAACGTGGTGATGATGGTTTCGGTAAGTTCTACTACGCTGGTGAAAAGGACTTCGATAACGTAACTATGGAAGCAGATGTTTTCAAAACAGCAGCGCCAGCGCCAGCTGGATAACAATTAAATAAAGAAAAGGTTTATTCCTTTTCGTACATATAAGTTTTATTATAACATTGAGAAAGGAGCAACGCAATGTATTATTTCTTTTTAGTTTTAAACTCATTACAGCCGATTTGGTTTGATATAGTTTACACGTTTGAGAAGGTAGTTCAGTTTGTTAAAGGTAAGAAACATGACCCAAACAGTTGACTTGAGAGAGTATACTCGTATTGATACATATACTAAGATTGAAGAATCAAATATCAATATGAGAAGAGTTTGGGCTATTGAGAAAGACATGGCGAACCTCTCTATCAGACATTTGCTTAATGATGGTTCATTGAAAAAAACAACACAGATAAATGAATTAACAGAAGAAATTATTTATTCCATGAGAGATTTTCTGATTTACTTTATGGATTTGAATCCATTAGAGTATAATGATTACATTATGGAAAAAATGTCTTATTTCGATTTAACAAACGCAGTAACAACAATCAGTTCTGCTTTGCTTAATGTGCAGCCAATAAAAACAGATACCGCACCAATCAAAGATTTAAATGATTACAAAAATTCATTAAAGGAACGATACTTCTTTTTAGAACAGTCCATTGCAGACTTTGATTATAACGAACAACAAGTAATGACTAACTTACACATATCACCCAGTGATTTTGAAAAGGAAAATTATTACAGAATGAACGAAGTCTTATCAGCACTTTCACCAGAAGAACGACCAATGACAGGTTCAGGATTCTTACGTCAGATGAACATGACAAAAGAAAATGCAAACGAAGCTATGAAAGGTTCAAGAAAGGAGTAACAATGCTTAAATCAAACATTACAGCGCAAGACGTTGCTAGAAACGTCAGAGCTGAGGATGAAGAGATTCCTCAATTAGAATTGAATCTAAAGATGGCTGTATCATTCCTATCGAATTACATTAGACGTGATTCATTGGATAGTGATGAACAGGAAACTTTTGATTTAGCGGTTCTATTTACTGCATCTGATTATTACATGAACGGAGCAGGTGGCGCTAGAAACAATGGTGGTTCAAAGTATACAGGTTTGAACTCAACTATTGATTCACTTAAAGCGCCATCCCTAGCGATTGGGGGTAACATAGATGGCGACATATAAGAAAGACAGACATGCTTTCAAGTGGCGCGCAACATTTAACACTACTGAAAACGTTGATTTGCCTAATGGACTTACAACAACAAGACCAGTGGCACAATTTTCTCGTTGGGCGGCAATCCATAAAGCAAGCGCAACGTACATTCAAACATTAGATGGTTTTGACAGACGTACTGATATTATCATTGCAATCAATGCTATCTACAAGGATGTTATTACGTTTGATATGGATTGGGATGCCTATACAATTACTCTAAGAGATAGGGATTACGTGATACGTTATGTCGATGCTGATGAAGGTGTTGATTTAAATGGATTCCATCTGTTGTTCCTTAGAAGAAAGGACTACCAAACAGGATAATGAATGAGGATAACATTGAAGGATTAGATGCAATGCTTAGAGCCATTGACGAAATACAGCTAACTCGTGATGAGAAAGCTCAAATCGTCACTGCTGGAGCCAAAGTTGTTGAAGAGCAACTTAGACAAGACACAAAGAAGATGGAAAATAAGCAACTACCGAACATCATTATGGACTTTAAAAAGTCGCATGGGGGGAGGTATGAATATAAAGGTCATTTATATGACGGTGTAATATTCAAGCCAAACGAATTCCTTGATGGTAGTACCAACGTAGGATTTAGAAAAGGTTATGTTACGGTAGCTCACTGGCTAAACACTGGTACTTATAAGCAACCTGCAACATTCTTTTTAAATCGCTCATTTGATGCAATCAAGAGTAATACAGCGGTTGATGATGCGCAAGCACTAAAAACACAAGAGATATTTACAAAGAAAGGATTTTAAGATATGATTTCTGTAAAAGTACGGAAGTTGTTGATTGATTCTGGGATTGATGGATTAAGTAAAGATACAGTCTTTGCTTATAAAATTCCTCAAAATAACGAACGAGATACACACAAGATGCAAGTCTTGTTAAGTGATATTTCTGAATATCCCGACATCGAGGGTTCGGATATGTACAGAGGATTGGAACAACATCTTAACATAAAGATATTCTTCCCAGCTCTTTCAACAGACGACCCAGATGTCGTTAAAAACTCGATAATTAAGTTTTTAAAAACTAAAAGATATAGGTTTCATGATTCTGATGGGATTACAGTATTACCTGATTCTGACAGAACCATGTTATCAATGCAGTTCTGGCACTTAGATGTCTTGGACGAAGCACAATAAAATGATAATTTTATCAAAGGAGATAAACAAAAATGACTAAAAAAGAACAACCATTCCAACTAATCAACGCAGAGGTATTGGGTATTAAAAAGCCAATCGTTGTATTTGAATCTAATCGTAACCAAATTGCAGCTATGAAAACACAACTGGCATTAATGCAACTCGACTCATTAGGTGACAAGGAACCACAAGAAATTTTAGAAGCCTATACAGGTGCAATCGAAACAGAAGCTCAATTCTTAAAGTCAATCTTAAAGTTGACAGATAAGCAAGTTGATGCTATCTATGACTTAACACAAGAGGAAACTGTTGAGTTAACAATGCAAGTAATTATGAAGATTATGCACATTCAACCACAAGTATCAGATTTAGAAGAAGAGGTGGATGTTGAAGAAGAAGAACAAACACTAGACACAGAATAAGGGATATTTTTAAGAGGGGAACTGGAATAAGATTTTAAATTTAATTTTAATTTTTTATGACAGTTTCCCTCTTATTTTTTTGCATTTTTTGCTTTTATTCCTAACAAAACACAGAAAGGGGAATTAATTTGGCAGGTGCAAAATCGGCTGGAAATATGGTTATGCACATGTCTGTTGATGACAGACAGGTCGTACCAACTCTTAACACAATGAAAAAAGAGTTAAGAGATTTAAATGCTACGTGGAGAGCCAACGTAGAGGCTGCTAAAGCAGCAGGAGATAATTTAGAAGCCACAAAGGCTAAAGCAGAAGGTCTTGCTAGGGCATCAGAAAAACAAAACCAGATTCTTGAATTTGGAAACGGTGTCTTAAAAAACACAACAGAAGTTACAAAAGACAACCGTAACGAGTATGATAGACTTGTAAGTGAAATGGAAAAGGCTGATGCCCAGTACAAGAACATTACAAGTCAATTACAGGTTGCCTTAACAGCTTTTGAAAGACAAGAAACTGGTATTGATGAACTTAACAAGACAATTCATGCCAACGACGAATTAACTCAATCCCAAATAAAAACATTAAAGCAACAAGGTGACGAATACGGAGCTAACGAATTAAAAGTAAAATCTTTAGAGGATAAGAAAAAGTCCTTACAAGATGTTGCTGTTAAAGAGGAAGAAATCCTTAAAAAAGTTGCTGATAGAACTGGAGAGGGTAGCAGAGCTTATACAGAGCAAGCTACAACTTTGCAGAACGCTAAGAATAAGGTTGTAGATGTCAATACAGAAATGCAGAGATATTCTGAGAGACTTGATATTAATAATGTTAAGTTAGGCAACCTAAAGAAGATTTACTCAGAAAATAAAGAGCAACAAGACTCATATATCACGAGGCTTAAAGCAGAAGGAAAACAGGCTGAGGCTAACGTTCTTGATGTCAACAAGTTGCGTGAATCATACAAGAATTTGAACGAGCAATACAAAATTCAAGTAGACAAAATGGATGGTGCTTTAGCTGGTTCAGACAAGTTTAAATCTCTTTATGTTGAGGCAAATAAGACTGCCACTGAAATGGCGCGTGTTTCTGACCAAGCAAAGAAAACCCAGATTGAAGTAAACAAGATGAGTCCATTTGGACTTTCTTCAATTGGGAAAGCATTCAACAACACTGGTAACGCAGCGAAGTTGATGGGAGACAAAACTGTTAATGCTTACCAATACATAAGAAGAAATGCAGCTTTGGTTACTATTGCTGTCGGTGGTGTTGGCGCTCTTATTGGTAAGGGTGTCAAAGAGATGGCTGACTTGCAGGATTCTTATCTTAAGACTAGCAATATGCTTATCACAGGTGGTGAAAAACAAGCAGAAGTTACTAAGAATGTTTCTCAAATGCAAAAAGATGGACGTGCATTGTCTATTGAGTATGGTAAGTCACAGCAAGAGATTGCTGATGGGTATTTGGAACTCGTTAAGCGAGGATATACTTCTACTCAGGCACTTGGTGCTATGAGAACGGAATTACAAGCATCGGTTTCTACCGGTGATGATTTCAATTCTGTTGTTTCTGTTTCATCACAAGTTCTTGATGCCTATGGATTACGTGTTGACAACGTAACACAAATGCAAGAGAACACAAAGAAAGTAGTCAACCAGCTTTCTTATGCCGCTGATTTGACAGCGACAGATTTTCACTCTATGGGTAAGGCTATGGAGTATGTTGGCGATACTGCCGCATCAGCTAAGATACCACTTGAAGAAGCATCTACTTCAGTCGGAATCCTTTCCAACCACGGTCTTGAAGCTGATAAAGCTGGTACAGGATTACGTAAAGTTATTAACTCTTTGACACAAGCATTAGGCGACCAAATTAGCGCTCAAGACAAAAGTGCTGAGGGTCAAGCCAAGATGAACCAAAAGATTGAAGAGCAGAAACAAAAGGTTCAAGAGGCTCAAGATGCGGTTAATAAGGCGACAGAAGCTGAAAAGACTAACACCAAAGGCAAGAAAAATTTCAAAAAGGCTGTTGAGTCATCGAATAAACAGTTGAAAAAACAGCAAGACAACCTTGACAAATTAGAGGGTAAGGCACAAGCAGCCGCTGGTGCTCAGGATATGCTTTCTAGTTTGGGTATTAGTCGAGACCAACTTGTTCAGTCAAATGGTCAGTTAAAGAGCATGGATGAAATCATGCGTGTCTTGAATGAAAAGACAAAAGGCATTACAGATGTTGATGTTAAAAACAACATTTTCCACGCGTTGTTCGGTACTACTGGCATGCAGGCAGGTATTATCCTTGCTCAGAACAATGGCGAAATAAAGAAGTTAACAGAAAATGTTAAGAAATCTGCTGACGGACAAGGCTATGTTGCTACTCTTGCCGAGAAGAACATGCAGTCAACAAAGCAACAGATGAACCAGTTGAACTCGGTCGCACAAGACATCACCATGACACTTGGAGCAGCGATGCTTCCTGCGATTAATGATGCTGCTAAAGCGATGAAAAAAGCGTTTGATTCTGATGGTGGTCAGAAATTCCTAAAAGGAGTTGCTGATTGGGTTGGTAAAATTGCTCAAATGCTTGTTGATATGGCAAAGTGGATTGGTGAACACTGGGACTTATTCAAAAACTTTGCTAAGTTGATGATTGGTATTTTTGCTATCAACAAAATATCAAAGTTTGTAGGATTTCTTAGGAACACTATTGACTTATTCAAAGAAATGAAAAAGGCTGCAATGGAATTCAAAGCTGTCGATGCCTTTTCTGGTATGGGTGGCGCAGGTGGCGGTGTTGGTGGCGCTGCCAAAATGGGAAAGGTTGCTCAAGGAGCAGAGGTAGCGGGCGAGCTTGGAGCATCTGCAATCGGAAGTCGAGCCGCTGGAGCTGGTGGTGCTTATCAATCACTTGGTTCAAAAGCAGGAGCCGCAATGACAACAGGGAAGTTAGGTTCATTCCTAGGCGGAACTAAAGCTGTTGCGGGTGTTGCTGCTAAATATGCTAGTGTATTTGGTGCCGCATTTACAGCAGTAGACTTAGGCGGTAGCGTTGTCAAGGCTTTGAATAGTGATAGCGCTAAGGATAAGTACAAAGCTGGTGCTCAGGGAGCAGGAACGGCAATCGGTGGTACAATCGGTGGTATTCTTGGTTCTATTATTCCTGGTGCTGGAACGGTTGTCGGTGCCGGGTTAGGTGCAACAATCGGTAATGAACTTGGTAAGGCTGACTGGGCTTCTAGTGCTGCTGAAAAGATTTCAAAGGCGCTTGGAAAGGCGTTCGAAGAACATCCAGTCGAGCCTAAGAAAGTGACAGAGAAGTCTGCTAAAAAGGAACTTTCTGAGCAGTATGAAGAATACTATAAAGAAAAGGCTAAAGCAGACCAAAAAGACATTGATTTATTGCACAAAAATGGTATGATTAGTGATGAGGAGTACTCCCGCAGAACTGATGAAATAAAAAAAGAGGCTGAGAAAGCCAATGACTTTACAAAAATGTCTGAGGAAGACCGTACAAACATTGTTAAGTATTATGAGATACAGCGCAAAGATTTAGAACAAGCCTTCTCGAAAGAAAAGAAATCAGTTCGTGATAAATGGGATAAGCAAATCACACAGGATGCTGTTAAGTATGGTGAAAATTCTGTCGAAGTCCGAAAGGACTATGAAAAGAAAAACAAGGCTATTGATGACTTAGAAAAAAAGCGTAAGGATGAGGTCAATAAACTCTCTATCGAAAGCGTTTCTAAGACAACAGCAGAAGAGGCAAGACTGCATGTTACTGCTGCTGGTAAAGCTGATTTTGCAAACCAGAACTTAATCAAGAGCAAGCAGAATCTTGTTCGAGAGATGTCAAAGCTATCTGAAAAACAGAAACAAGCCGTTGTCAACAACGCGCAAGAAGAGTATGAAAGAGTTAAGTATTATTCTAACAAAGCATACGAGGAGAGCAAGAAAGCGGCTGATAAGAAGTTCAAAGAGAACACAAAGGCTGCTGATAATCAGTCTAACAGTGTTAAAGAAGCTGCTGAAAAAGAGCGTGATGCTGTTATTGCTGCTGGAAATAAGCAATTCCAAGGAACATCAAAATCCGCTGTTGACCAAAGAAAGGCAGTCGTAGACCAAGCCAATCAAACTTATGAGCAGAAGGTCAAGGCAGCATCAGATACTCATCAAGAAGTTTATGATAAGGCTGAACAAGAACGTAAGGATACGTTAAAAGCTGCCCAGCAAAAGCGAGACGATAACATAAAGCAGGCTGAGCAAGAGAAGAACTCGATTTCTGCTGCTGCTGGTAAGCAAGCTGAAAATGTGAAAAAATCATCTGATGACACACATAAACATGTTAAAAATTCTAGTGCTGATTTCTGGGGCGACTTTATTAAGTCAGTCGGTCAAGGATTAGGTTTGAGTGCAAGTACCATTAACGCAGCGCTTAAAGGAATCAACTGGGTTCTTCATCAGTTCGGTGGAGGAAAAGAAACGATTCCCTTGATGCAAGAGAAATATGCCACTGGTACAGGTATGTTTTCAAATGCACGTAGACCAATAACCAAACCGACATTTGCATTATTGAATGATGGTTATGATTCACCTGAAACTGGAAACAGAGAAACTCTTGTACATCCAAATGGAAACATGGAGATTGTTGAGGGGAACAATGTTAGTCGGTGGTTAGCACCCGGAACTGAGGTTCTAAATGCTAAGGAAACGGCTATGATGATGGGCGCAACACCATTTGCTGATGGAACTGGATTCCTAGGTAAGTTGTGGGGTGGAATCAAAGGTGCTGGTTCTGCGATTGGAAAGTTTGCCGGTGATACTTGGTCTAACATGGCTGGAGGAATTGAGAAATTCACTAAAATGTTTAGCTATATCACTAATGCCGTTGCTCACCCAGTGGAAACATTGTCAGAGCAATTCACCCAAAAGCGTGAGGGTGATAAAGGTTCTGTGTTTAACACCATTATGGATGGTTCTTTGTCTAAGACAAAAGACCAAGCGAAAGATTGGTGGACAGAACTTTGGGGTATGGCAAACGAGTCTGCTAGTGCTGGCGATGTAGGTAGTCAAGGTGATAACTACCCTTGGAAGAACTCAGGTAAAGACAGCGCTGCTGACCCTTGGGGATACTTCTTGCGAGAGTGTGTGTCCTACGTTGCTAACTCATTGAAAAACATGGGTGTAAATCCTAGTCTGTTTAGCGGATTAGGTAACGGTTCTGATTGGGTAAATGCCCCTGTACGTCATACTAATGACCCAAAGCCCGGAATGGTTGCGGTTTATGGTGCAGGTTCGGAATTTGGAAACCACGTTGCGATGGTTCGTGGTGTTAAAGGGGATACGTTCTCAGGTGAAGAATATAACTGGGGTGGGGATGGTAATTATCATACTTATTCTGGACGTAGAAAATCTGGGGTAACAACGTTCTTGGACTTCGGTAAGACTGGCGATAGTGCAAAGGGTGTAGAATCCAAGAATCCACTACAAAAGTTAATCAAGAGTCAGGTCGGGGGTATGTTCGACTGGATTCAAAAGTTCATTAGTCCAATCAACGATACATCAACTGGTGTTGGTGGTGACGTTCAGAGTTGGTCTAACGATGTTAAGAAAGCCTTGTCTAAACTCGGTCTTTCTACCTCCCCTTCTATGATTCAAAAAATTCTTAGACAGATTCAAACTGAATCAGGTGGTAATCAAAGAGCAATAGGTGGTAATGATGGATTAGCTGATGGTAATGCTACTGGTCTTATGCAAGTTAAACCCGGAACGTTTAGGGCTTACGCTTTGCCAGGACATAGTAACATTATGAATGGTTACGACAACATGCTTGCTGGATTGAACTATGCTAAGGATAGATATGGTTCAGACCTAGGATTCCTAGGAAACGGTCATGGATATGCTAACGGTGGTATTATCACAAAGCATCAGATAGCTCAGCTTGGAGAGGGAAATCAGCCAGAGGTTGTTATTCCTTTCGATAAGATGAAGTCAAGTCGAGGTTTTGAATTACTCGGACAAACAGTTACTGCATTTGCTGCTCGAGACGGCTTAACAGGTCAAGAAACAAGCAACATTGGTAGTGACGATAAGCTGGATAAAATCGTGATTTTATTGTCACAGATTCTTGAAGGACAAGCAAACGAGAAGCTCGTCATGGCTACTTCTCAGGTTGCAGGAGAATTGAACCGTTTTAGGGCGAGTCAAAACTCTTTCGATACGCTAAGTATGGGTATCGTATAAGCGGAGATTTTCTTCGCGTACATATAAGCGTTGAACGCAAAAAAAGATAAAGGAGAATGGTAATCAATGGCAACAGACATAACAAACGAAATGATTCCAAACGATGATGTTAATGCGCCTGATATTAACTTTTCAAACGACACTAGCAACACACAAGAGAATCCGCCTGAACTGGATTACAAAGAACCATCAGAGGGAGCTAAAGAATTAAACGCAATTGATGAAGAAATACGTCAAGTGTTATATCCTGAACCTGCGATTGATGAGTTCGTTATTGGTCGTGATTACGACACTGGAAAGATTGGTATATCTAGTAAGGATTTAGGTATTGTTGTAGGTCATGTTACATTACCAATCGCCCCTAGCATGTCTGATATAACACAAAACGTATCAGGTATGTACGGTAGTCGCTACTTAGGAACAAACTTTGGTTCAAAAGTATTTAATATACCTGCAACAATCATAGCAGATGATGCTGATGAGTTCCAGAAAAAGGTTGAATCTTTGAGTAATGCACTGATTCAAGTAAGTAAGGTAGAAGTTCCTATCCGTTTCGGACAGTTCCCTGAAAGAACTTATTACGGGCACTTCTCAGCTTTGCCAGAACCTCAATATATCGGTACAGGTTCATGGTACGCATCCCTAACATTACAATTTACTGCATCAGACCCGCATGGATATTTACAATCCGTTGTAGGGGATGCTGATAATCAGAACACAATGTCAATTGTTCCATCAGGAAACGATGTGACTCATCCAGTTTATCAATTCACATTTAATAAGGATTCAAATAACTTTGGTTATACTAACTCACGAGGGGAAAATGTTTTCGTGGGATTCCCTGATGACGGTGAAATCAAAGACTTAATGCCAATTGTTTACACAGACCCAATGGAAGACCCAGCAACGTTTACCAAAGTGACAAACACGGATACGATTCCGTGGGCTTTAGCAAACGCTGATGTAACACCTGATGGAGTTGTGGCACCTTATTCAGGTTGGGCTATTAAGAACCAAGCATACTGGACTGCACCAAAGGACTATACAGGTGCATCCACTGCATTTGGGAACCTATTACTGGGTAACAAGTTTACTTTGGGTGGAACAAAAGATTGGGAAGTATCAACAAGAATGGCACACAACAAGTATTACAGTCGTGCTATGGGTCGAGTTGAAGCGTACCTAATCGGAAAAGACGGTCATAAGATTGGTCGTTTTGGAATTCAAGATTGGGGTGGAGGCGGATTAACTTACGTTTACATCAAGTTTGGTAAGACAATTGAAGAAGAAGAAATAAACTTGAAGAATGGTTTTGGTTACTGGGGAACGGGTAACACAGCTTTCGCACAAGCGTTAGTTAATCAAAAACCTGGATTTGACATTACTTTGACAAGCAACATCGACCAACCAACACTAACCATTGATAGACAAGTTAGTTTAGATTTCACTCAGAATTTGTATGACGGACATGATTCAAGATATTTACCAAATGCGGTTAAGTGGGTTCATTATACACGAACAGTTGAAAAATGGAAGACACCGCGTGATTCTAGTGGTAAGGCTATCGGTGCGCAGGTTTACTCAAAGGAAGTTGAAATCGACCGAGTAACTGCTGAAACAGTTCCTAACTCACCAAACATTTGGAATAAATCAACACAGGATTATTACCGATGGACTCAGGTTTGGAACAGCGCACAAGGTGAATCGTTGGTTTGGGAAAAGTGGCATAATACAGGAACACCTCGTCCGGGATATGGTAACGGTTGGGAATGGCGTACCACAGACAGACAAAAAGGTAACAACTGGGATAAAGGTAAGAACCGAGTTAATCAACCGGGATATGTAACAAGCCAAAGCGTTGAGCATGATTACAATGACACAAGCGCATTGACAAAGTTCTGGGGTAATTTTCAAGTCAAGAAGATTGGGGATGAATTAGAAATTAAGGTGTATCAGATTGGAGATAATGGTTTACAAACCGACAATCTTGTGTTAGATACGAGCTTTAATATCCCTAGCGGGTTTGATTCTGAGATTGCTCAGATAGCTTACTTCTTTGGTAAGACACCAATCCACGAAGATAAGATTACTAAAACGATTCCTGCAAAGGATGACAAACCAGCATCTTACGAATTTGTCAAGCCATACACTGATAATTTCTTATTCATCAGTACATTATGGATAAAAGCAATAACAACTGCTGATGCAATCAGAAAAAAGCATACAATCATCCATGCAGGTGATTCAGCTACGATTGACACAGCAACAGAAAACGTTTACATAAACGGTGCATTAGCCAATAGATATATAAGTCCAGCAAGTACGTATCCGCTGCTTAAAGGTGGAGTTCAGGATAACATCCGATTCTTCCCAACAGCGGACAAAGCTAAGGTTAAATATACCTATCGACCAGCGATGAAATAGAAATTAGTAAATAGCGAAAAGCTATTTAGTACATATAATAACATATATGAAAGGAAAAATACAATGTCTTATATAGTATTAAACGAAAGTCTACAAGTGAAAGGGCGACTAAGCCTGAGTAACGGACAAGGGAACACGGCTTTCTTTGGTGATACAGTTGTACAACAAATCGCTACTGAAAACTCAAATACCCCAACAAACTTATTATCCGTTGCATTTAACCAAGTTGACAAACAGGGTAACGCTAAGCAATGGAGTCACACGCTGACTCTTAATATTGAAGCAACTGAATTAGGAACTAGTATCGGCACACGTGATTACATCATGTATTACGATGACGTTTCAAATCACTACTACTTAATGAAAGTATTAAGTGCTAGTTCAGATAGAAACAGTGGATATGTCAACGTTTCAGCTATCAACGCTGCCATATATGAATTAGGTAAGCAAATCATCACTAAGGAAACTGTTTACAAGCAGATAAACTTGATGGATTTTGTTAAAAAAGCATTTAACAACGCACCGTTTAGCCTACGAGTTAAAGATGACAACCTTATTACACTGGACTACACAATCTCAGCAAACACTAGCTTACAGGCATTGCTACAAGACCTGCAAACAAAGTTTAACGTAGACGTGGATTCATGGGTTGAACTTGATGCCGTTGGTGGTATTCAAGACCGAGTTCTTTACTTTGGTAATGTTGGTACTGATAACGGTGAATTAATACGTTATGGTGGTGCCAAAGGCTTTGAAAATATGACCGCTACTGAGGTATCAGACATTATCTACACAAAGCTATATGTTACTGGTAAGACTGATGATAAAGACCCTAACAAGGGTCACATCGGTAGCATTAATAATGGTATGGAATATATCGTTGATGATGATGCTAACCGCAATATGTACGCTATAGGTGCATCACAACAAAAGCCTGTTTACTTAGAGGGTGCTATCACAAACACTATTTTAAGTGAGCCACAAGCATTATTGGATTGGGCTAAGGAACAGATGGCTATTTTTAACCATCCACGTTTCAACTACACTGTTAATCCACTACACGACCAAATCGTTGCTTTAGGTGACAAAATAGCCGTTCAAGATTTTCATATCAAACCTGAAATACTAATAACAAGCCGTGTTATTCAAAAGACTACATCATTTGCTAGTCCTGAGAACAACACTTTTGTTTTAGGTGAGTTCAGCTCTATCTTTACTGATAGCATGAACAAGAGTGCAAACGTTGTCAACTTGATTAAGAAAGATGTCACAGTAGTTCAAGAAGCTGCTGATTATGCTAAAGCACAAGCTGATGCAGCACATGCACAAGCAGTTATAGCACAAGAACAGGCAATACACGCCCAAACTAGTGCTGATGGTAAGACCACAACATACACTGGTGAAAGTGAATCAGACTTACCAGAAGTTGCTAAAGAGGGTGACGGTGCATGGATTAAGTCTGCCGATGGTGATTATCACTACGTTTACTTAGATGGTAAATGGAAAAAAGATATTTATCCTGATATGGGTAAAGACATTGCTGAGGGAGTAAAGACAGCAGTTGAAGAGGCAGGTAAGAACGCTGACAAAGCCATTGCTGATAATCAGGTAAAAACTGATGCAAGTATTAAGAGTGTTAACGATAAGGCAGAACAACTGAAAGCAGACCAATCTGTTTTCGATGCAAAAGCTCAAGGCTATGCAAATCAAGCCATAAATGATGCTAACGCTAACACTAGTGCGGCTGTACAGCAAACAGCTAAGAACGCATCTGATGCATTGGCACAAGCAAAAGCAGACCTAACAAGTGGTATCTCTAAAGAATCAACTGATAGACAAAATGCAGTGGATGCCCTTGATACTAAGGCGCAAGGATATGCAAACCAAGCTAAAGCAGATGCTATTGCTTCATCTAATACATCTATTCAAAAAGAAGCAACAGACAGACAAAGTGCATTATCAGCATTAGATACTAAAACAATTAATGCTATTAACAGTGCTAGGTCTGATGCACAAAGTGCTTTAAATGCCTTACAAGTTGGTGGACGGAACCTATTTGCTTGGTCAAAAACGCTACCTTGGGACTTTGGTTCTAATAGCAATGCAACTGTTACAGTAGAAGACTTTGATGCTAATACAAAAATGTATCATATTAAGTCTGATAAAGGACATGGCCAATCAGCGGGTATGTATATCTGGGGTTTTTGTACAGATAGAGGACTACCAAAAGGTTCTAACTGGTCATTTAGCGCTGATATTAAAGGGACAGGTTACATTAATAATTTTGGTGCCGAAGGAAGTACTAATGTTGTAACAAAAGGTGCTATAGGTACAGATTGGTCAAGACTATCACAAAGTGGTGTAGCAAATAATGCTGACCATATCAGTCTTATTATGTACTTTGATACTGACAAGTCTGCGTTAGATGTTTATATTAAACTGCCTAAGTTAGAAATTGGTAACATGCCAACGGCTTATACACAAGCACCTGAAGATATAGTACA